TTATTTAATTAAGCTGGGCAATTAAGCCCAGCCTAAAAATTTTTTATTATGCGTCTGCAAACGGACCTCTGTAGTCAGTTGAAGTACTTAAAGTCAAAGTTGCCTGATTTGAATCAGTCAAATTTGGAGCCACTTCAAAAGAAGCTATTTGTCCTTTTACGTAAAATGCAGCATTATCACCAGTAGATGCGTTTTTAACATCTAGTTGAAATACATATGTTAATCCATCTTGAACTAACGCTTGAATTGGATTATGCACACTTGGTACATAATTAAGCGTAAATTCTAAAGTTGGAGCATCAGATTGTCCTTGGATTTGTCCACTTACAGATTGTCCGTAGTTTGGTACGTTAACAATGTTAGCGGGTTTACCAAATGAAGGAAATTCTCTGATGTTAGTAACTTCAGTATTACCTGCAAAATCTCCACCACCAGCTATAAAAGCTTGGTGTGTTGAATCACTTGTTGGTAATGTGTAGCTACTATCAGCTTTGTATTTTAGTTTTGTGAAAATACCAGCACCTATATTCGAAATTAGAGCCATTTTTGTTTTCTTCCTTTATATTATTTTTGGTTAAATTGATTTGAAATTAACAGTATAATTCACGTTAAATAAACCTGAATCTTTTGTATCAATTCCAATGTTTGTTATAAAGCTATTAGTTGTTTGTAGATATCCAGAGATTACTTCTTGATCTAATAAAGTTTTTAATATATCAGCAATTTCATATGCACGTTTCATACCTTGTCCACTGGGAACAAATATTTGACATACAATTTGACCATTTGCTATTACATCTTTAAAAGCTAATTCTGAAGAAAATGGTAATACAGAAACCCGTATCCATTCATCAGCATCTATTTCCCCTTGATAATTCGCAGGAAAAGCTTTTATATTATTAGATGTCCAAGCGGTAGAAGCGAATAAACCTTCAACAGCTGTTAATAATTGAGATATTGTAGCCATTATGATTCCCTTCCAACAATTAAATTGATAACATAATTATTATCTTCAAAACTATTTATTTTCCAATTTTTACCTCTAAGTACAACAATGTCGTAATTATCGATATTTTTAGAATCTAAATTAGCTGAGTCGATCATTATTTTACATTCTAACCTAGGCTTATCATCATTAGTTCTATATTGACTTTCAATTACAGCTTTAACAGTAATTGGTGCATCAGTATTTTCACTAATAGATTGTGTAGCAAAATTATAACCATCTACTTTATTATTTGTAAATGTTATATCTTCAGCTATATCACCTATAGTATTAAATGCCATTTTTACATTATCTTGAATTAGTTTATGATAACCCATTAGGCACCTCCACTAACTTTAACTCCCCTATTTGTGCTCATACTAGCTGGATCTTCATATTTAGCAATTAATTTTTGGATTGAATCAGGTAATTGTTTAAAATTACTTAATCCAGATCCTAAATCAAAAGTTAAAGAAATAGAACCAACAGATAAATCTTTCAATCTAGGTGAACCAGATGATTGATCTTCTATTGTGCTCATATTTTTGATCAAGTGTAAAGCAAGTTCATAGGTCGCTTTTTTGATATCTTCAGGAATAGTTCCCATAAACTCAGTTGTATCATCTCTATCATCTTCTAAAGTTTCATACCCACCAGATTTATTATTCCAGTAAGTAATATCTCTAGGCCATGATAAAGGATATGAGGCAGTTGGCAATGCTTCACCACCCCAATCCAAGTCATCGAGAATTCCTGTGGCTGTTACTAAAGCTCGTTCAACAGTTTCATCTGTTGCACTATCCCAAGAACTTTGGTTAAGTCTATCATAGAAATAACTTTCTGCTTCTGTTATAGTTACAAATGAATTGATTCCTTTTTGTAAAGCCATTATTTTTCTCCGTATCTAATAGTTATAATATTAACCGTGATAAATTGGGAATAAACCAATTTGGTTAACGTTAGTAGCATGTACTGTCCAACCTGCAGCAGTTGCAAGATCAGCATTTGCAGGATATGCAGTTGCACTTCCAGCCCATGAGAATCCTTTTGGATGCATAATATTGCCCCATCTAGATAACACAGTTACTAATCCACCACCATTACCGGCTAGTTCATTTCTTTCAATTGCAGTAGGATTAACTTGTGCAATATCGCTATAATGAACAGCACCTGCTTTAGCTAAGAAAGAAACTTTAATAGTTGCAGGTAAGTTAGCAGTTAATGATTGGTTGTTGATAATAAGTCTAATTTTTCCACCTAAAATAGTAGAGAAATTGAAATTACCGTCTACAACTGGAGCAACATCAAGAACGTTTTCTTTTCTCATAATGTTGTAAGTTTCAGTAGTTACTACTAAGTAATAAAAAGGCTCTTCAAATTCACCTTTAATTTCAGTAATAGCATCTAATAGTGTGTCAAAGAAAGTACTTCTTGATTGACTAGCACCAGTAGAATTAGCAAATAACGGATTTGGCACATCACTAGCATTTGAACCAGTATAAAAACCAAAAGTACCAACTTTAGTAGGAGCATCAGATGTTCCAATTGCAGTTGCACCAAAGATTTTATCAGCAACACCATTAAGAATAGATCTTAATTGTAGATCTTCTCTTCTTGCTCTAACTGAAGCAAATTGAGATCCTAAATATGCTAAACCGTCAACTTTTGAAATTAATTTCTGAA